AAGAAAAAGCCCGCTGCAACTGACCAGATAGAATCATCAATTCCGCTTGCCTCATCGAATACCAGCATGACACCCGCGAAGTTGTGCACACCAGCGTATGCGTCAGGATTCTCCGCACTCCACAACCGCCCTTCTACGCCCCAATAGCGCGTTCCCATCTTCAGATCACGTTCAACCAGTTCCGCGATCCACTTGGCCGGTAGCACCCGCGTCGCGGACACCTCGAACCAGTGCGTGTGGATCGCCATACTTAGCCACTTAGTTATTTCAGCCCAGGTGACGCTACGGAGCTGCGCCTCAGAGTTAGCCGACACTATAGTGGTAGAGCCTATCCGTGTGGTCAGCATCCAGATCGTGAGCCAGCTTACGAGGGCGGACTTACCGATACCGCGTCCAGATGACACGGCCAGCCGTAGCGTCTCGAAGTCTATGCGTCCGTTGTTCGCGTGGATGTGATCGCGCAGTTCAACCAACACTTCGCGCTGCCATTTGCGCGGGCCTTCGAAGTGCTCAAGTGGCGTATTCGGCTTCCCCCACGGAAAGGCTAGTCTCACGAAGGCCAGCGGGTCGTTCTTCAGCGCGGGGTTCCACAGCGTCGCCATTAAGCGCTGTTCTTCCTCCGGCGAATATACCGTCGTTTGCATCTATGATCTGCCCTTCGATGACTCGTTGCTGCGCCTCCTGAAGCGCCGCCGTAATAGATATGGTCTGGTTCACTTCTACGCTAACAGCCTGTTTGGCGACCCAGCCATGTGCGTGCTTGAGCATCTCAAGCGCGGCTTTAGTGTCGCCGTTCAACGCGGCTGTGCGGAGCACGTTCGCCATTTCCGCTTCGCCATCTGCGCGGCCTTTGGTTTCCGCATACTCAGCGATAGGATCGAACTGCACCAGCCGGCGATACTCTACAGGCATCATGCCGGCAGCTAACGCCAACGCGTCACCTTTGAGTCCTTTGCGCGCGGCGTCGTAGATCAGCTCTAGGTTCTTTTCTGTGGCCTCTATTTTTCGAGGCTCGTATGGCAAGCTTTCAAACATAGAATCTTTATTACCATATTTTAAAAATAAAAAAAAGTTTGTGTAATCCCTGCGTAGATATTCCCAGACCACGCAAGGCCCAGTCCCCCCCGTCGCGTCGTCATGCCGTCGAATTGGAGCTTGTGATTGCTTAGTCAATTATGTTTACATAAACTAAGTTGACATTCAAATGGCAACAAATGTCATGGTCTTTTTGGTCATGTGATTTTATGTCGAGGGCCACACTGGTATATGAATGTCAACATATATGTCAACATGGGGGAAGAGAAAACGTGAGAGAAGGGGGTGATATGGTCTGTATGGTCAAATGGTCACGCCGGAAAAGTTGCGCCAAATATGGAGAGGTTGTATACACATATTGTATACATATATAATTTTTCTTAGAATTATACAATAAAGACCAATAAGACCATCTAACACTAAAACCCGCAAGATCAACACGTTAACCATGGCAAAATCTCAACTATATTTAACCATCAAAGACCAATAAGACCAAAATAAACAAAAAATCTTTGCTTTTACCAAAAATAGTTATTGACTAACAAAAAATCTATGTTAGTATGATCATATTGAAAAGAGGAGACAAGATAATGAGCGTATGGAAAAGCAACCCCGAACTGATGGCGCGTTTAACATCGGCGCAAAATCATGAGGCTAACATCAACCAAGACATTATGACATTTTGTGCATTCTTTACGACGGTTGAGCAATTAGAGCGCCACGTAGAACAATATGAGCAACAAGCGGCAAACTATGTCGCACCAAAGAAAAGACGGCGGCGCGCATAAGCGCCGCTCTCACACAAATAAGGAGCAAGAGCTATGTATACATTCCAGGTATTAAATCGCTATCACGCGCTAGTCGAGAGCGGCATATGCGCAACGCGTGAAGAAGCTATCGAGATAGGTATACGCTATGTGAATATGCATCGCGGTAGCATTTTGTTAGTCGAGCCTATTGACTAATAAAGATTTTGTGTTAGCAAGAATATGTCTTTTTGTCTCATTATGAGGATAGTCTAATGATCGATACAGCAAGCGCCTTGCGCCTAGCGATAAAGCGCAATCAATTTACCGGCGTGATATTATATGAGGGGCCAAGCGCCATCGATGGCGCGCCTATCGTGGCGATAGCTAATCGCATTATCGCGAATAGCGCCAACGCTAAGACCGGCGCAATGGTTCAAACCTTCATTATTCGCTCCGATGTTAACCCTTTTACCGCTATCAAAGACGGCCGCGACGCGTCAATCTGCGGCGATTGTCCCCAGCGACCCTTCAAGGGCGGTAAATGCTACGTTGACGTGGCTAAATCAGTAGCGAGCGTTTACGGGGCGTATGAGCGCAAGCGCTATGCGCGCCCTGGCTTGGATTATGATCCTGCTATATTGCCTGAGCTGTTTGAGGGCATGGCCTTTCGTCTTGGCACGTATGGCGATCCTGCTGCGATCCCGTTTCAGATATGGCGCGCCGCGACGTTAAGAGCTGCTAAGATCACGGGCTATAGCCACCAATGGCGAGATCCCCGTTTCCAGGCCTTCGCTCTTTTGTGCATGGCTAGCTGCGAATCAGAATCAGACCATTTACTTGCTAGCGCTTGTGGATGGCGCACATTCAGGGCCAAGCGCAGCGCAGAAACAAAAACAACAAATGAAATAGGTTGCCCGGCCGCTAAAGAAAACGGCGCGCGCACTAGCTGCGATAAATGCGGCCTATGCGCGGGTAACAGTAGCAATAGCAAAAAAGATATCGTGATTAATCTACACGGTTTCCGAGTCGGGAGGGCGGCATAATGGCTATCATGCAAGTTACTACCAAGACCGTGTCGCTAAAAATCATAATGCGGAGCGCCTTATTCAATCGCGGCGTTAAAGAGGCGCGCGAAGGCAAGCCCTTTAATTATGACGCGGGTAAAACGCTCAATGATCAGTGGGCCTATGAGCGCGGGCGCTTGTTTGGGACACGATACAAAACAACACCAATAAAAGATCATAGGGGGCGCGTTACTTACACGGCACAAGATGACATGGCGCAAGCTTTAAGAGAGGGGGTTATATTATGAGAACACTATCAACAATAGCGCGCGAGATAGCACAAGACTGGCGTAAACCATATTTTGGGGCCGTGCCATATCTGCAAGCCATGTCAACCCTGGACGATATTAACCAGCCATATGGCTATGATAGCGGCGAAAGTATTGTTCGCTATTTCCTATGTAACGCCACTACCTGGCGCGGCGAGCATGCGCGCCGAATTAAAGCCGAACTAAAGGGGATGCTAAAATGAAAAAGCCATTAAAAGATCACCCATATCATAAAAAGACTGACGCCGAGCTTGAATATATTGTTAAAGACGCGAGAGCTGCTGCTGACGCTATGCGCGGCGTTAATGAGCAAGCCGAGCTTAAATATATAGATCAAATTAATGACGCGTTCACCGTCATGGGATATCGCGCGGCGCGTCAATATATCGAAACCTATGGGGTGTAACATGATTGAACTTACACTAGAACACGAAGCGGTCGAGGCGCTTATTAAAATCTTAAACGCTCAACCCGCGCCTATGCCGTGGCATTTAATCGATGCACTGCACACTATGCAAGAAGAGTACGACAACGAAGCAGAGCGCCAATATTGCGCGCGGTATGAATATGAAGGCCCGCGAGCTGAAAACGACTAAGGGGGGTGACAATGCGACATAAAAAAATGAACACGTTCACATATTCTTTTGATGAACTTGAACTAATCCCAGGCTATGCCGTCATGGCGGCAGGGGAAGCCGATATAGAGTATAGAATAGCGCCCGCCGAGCCTGACGTTGGAATATTTGACCCTTGGGCCACTAATATCGATATCACGTCTATTGTTGTACATAGTAATAAAAATAACCCTTCGCTTAATCTTAGCCAGGATCATTGGCTCTATAAGCTCATATATGACGCGCTAATAAACAGCGACCATGTGCAGCAATCATGCGAAGAAGACGCATGCTATGAGGCCGACATATGAAGCAAGCGCTTTACTTAATAGGGCTAGCGGCGAGTGTTAGCCTAGCAATACCTGCCGCCATCATAACCATTCTTTACCTAATAGAACGGGGCTAACATGAATAAGCAACACTACGCCGAACTGATAGAGGTACATAAATTTCAAACCCTGTTGCTTTACCTATCCATACCGGCGCTTGAGCTAATGTTACAGGGTGAGGGTGACGATACACGCCGCCAATTAATCACGATAGAGATAGAGGCGCGCAGATGAAAAAGAAAAGATTAAAAAGACAAAATCGCATTTTGCTAGAACGCTGCCAAACCTTGCGGGGCCAGGTCGACGCGTTAGTCGAAACCTACCTAAAATATTTTGACCCGAAACAAACCATAAAAGTTAGTGACTGGATGGAAGAAGAACGGAAAAGACAAATGAGAAAATCCAATGCTACATCTTGACCTATTTTGCGAACACCCAGGGC